GCAGCGAGCAAAAGTGTCAATTAGTGGTTCCAAGTTCGGTTGAGAGTGAGAGAGGGCGCCTCACTGTAGTCCAAGCTGGTGAGATAGCGCTGGCGGCGCTCGAAATCCGCTAGGTCCAGGGCCTGGCTGAGGAATCGCTCCTGTGGGGTCTGACCATACTTGCGATGTGCCTTGCGCACAGCACTGTTGAGGTCAACGATCATCTTGAGTAACATGGTGTTCTCCTATCATGTGTGTGAACACATATTTAACAGGAACTTCACCCAGGAGCCATGTTATCCATGCATACCAGTGTCAATCATGGCAATGGCCCCCACTGGGGGCCATTGATCTCAGAGCGTGCGCTTGCGAGCTCGATAGCTCTGATAGGCCCGGAGGCCCTTTTTCACCACAGCCACTGCTGCCAGCAGTGTTTGCACCTTGGTCACCAGTTCAATCAGTTTCCACATGGTGTTGTCTCTCAGTTGTTGCCACAATCGCAGGAGTCATTGCCCCCGTTGCAGTCCTTACGGTCTCCACAGCATCCGGCTTCCTGAAGAGCCAGCCCCACCGCTTGGTGCGCAAAGTCATCCAGCTTGTGCGCGAAGTTGGCCAAGTTGCTGCCCTCGCCATCTTCGAACAGCTTGCGGCGACCCTTGGGCACCGGTGCATCCTCGAGGTTGCGCTTGAGATCCTGGATGATGCGGCTGGCATCCTCGGCGGGCAGATTGCCCACATCAACTGAAATCACCTTGCGCGTGTCGTTGCTGACGAAGTCGTTGAACTCCTTGGCCGCTGCGATGATCTCGCCGGGCGAAGGCACATTCTTGCCACCCTGGCTCAGCAGATCATAGCTGAGCGCCAGTAGGTCGTATCGCAGTTCATATGCAGTCTTGCTCATAGTGTGTCTCCTGTGTGAGTGTGCTCCTGAAGGAGCAATCTATTTACACACGGAGATCACACCGATGCGATATTCAGCACCACTGAAGCTTGAACATCATGGCCAGACGGGGATCTTCGAACAGCAGGCAGTCAAAGCTGAAGCCCCACTGGGCTTCGCCGTTTTGATCCATGCCGGGACCAAAAGTCTCTTCGCACCACTTCAACGCCTGTGTGTACAAAGCCTGTGTGGAGGGGTTTATTTTGTGAACTCCAAAGGGGTTCACATGCGAGTTTGAGAACTCAAATGCCCAGTCATAGCCATAGCGGCCACCCCGGCATTGTACGAACAGGGGCGCCGTCAACACCATTGCAGTTTGAACCTCATGGCGTCCTCACGCTGTACAAAGATCATGAGACCAGCAATCTCACCCCACCGCTTGATGCCCCGGTCCTTCCAGTGATCCGTGCGAGGCCCAAATTGCTGCTCACACCACTGACGCACTTCATGGGTGCACCGGGCGGTGTCGCCCAGCGCATCATCGAAGCAGCGGATAAAGCACAGGGTGTAGCCGTTGTGCACGGCTGTGTCCTGCCGATATCGCAGGGGCCGCGCATCCATCATCTGGGCAAAGTCGCTCACATCCGGTCCCCGTGCTCCCACGCGATGATGTGGGGCAAGGGCGAACCACGCCGGGCAAACTCTCGCTGGAAGTTCTCCTGCTGCTCCCGCTCTGCCAGCCACTCCTTGTGCTCACGTTGGTCTTTGATCTCCAACCAAGCGTAGTAGTCGTGCCAGCTGGCAAACTCATGACCGTGCTCCTCGCACAGTGCGGCCAGTTCCTGCCGATCCCGCTCTTCGCTGAGACGGAACTCCTCATCATAGGAGTTCATAAACTGGGCGATGCTCCGTGCAGTGTTGAAAAAGTCGCCACGGGGTCGGAACCCGTAGATGCCCTTGAACAAGTCGCTGTAGGTGCTCTGCCAGGAAGCAAGGTCTGCTGCAATCTGATCCACCGTGTAGCGCATTGCCATCTCCTGCGTGTGTACCAAACTTAGCATGGTTCTGGTCACTGTCAACCAGATGTCTTCCTGATCATGCATTTCACATGCTCCCTGAGGGTTCGGTCCGGATCAGGTTGTTTGAGCTCCAACGTGTGTCGCACGTACTCCAGCTTGTGCTGTTGGATGATGGCTTCCAGCTGATCTGCTAGCACCATGGTGGCATCGCGCGCTGAGCTCACGAATTGTACAGCTTCGGGCAGAATGCGCAAGTATTTGCCAGAGCCACTTTCAAAAATCAACATCGCACCACCCTCTTCAAACGGGATGTGTTCACTCTAGCACGCACAAACTGGCAGTCAACCAGAGCTTGCAAAAAAGGGCCCAGGATCTGCTCCTGGGCCAAGTGGATCTCAGGGAAGGAACCCTGTGGGAGAGGAGAACCCACACAGGGCTTGTTGCTGCCCAGAGGGGTAGGTCTAGGCAACAACTCCGGTTCGGATCAGTGCAAGTATGTCCTGATCGAATCCTGGAAAGTTGGGATGTTTGCGCTTGAAGAACATCAAAAGATAGCTGATGTAGCTGTTGCGGATCTGCCACTCCAGATCCGCGTGGTTGCGGCACAGCTGATAGCTCACGCTGTGTGGGTGGGTGTACCTCACGTGGAACACCTGGCCGCCGGATTCTTCCACAGTGGCAATGCTTATGAGTTTGCGATATTCCCGGAAGGAAATGCTGGTTCGCTTGCTACACAGTTCGTCCATTAGGGGGTTGAATCCCCGGATTGCCCTTTCCAGATGTTCGGGATTGTCGGGCATGGCAGAGTGTGTCAATGTGCAGCCTCCGGTTTGAGAGATCACGCACTCGCACAGCACCAGCGTGCCTGTGCGATTTCAACGCAACGCTGCGCGCTTATGTAGCACTAGCTTGATGGCCAGTACCAGTCAAATGATTGTTGCATGTCAAAACAGAAAACGCTTGATTTCTGCAGAAAACCTGCTTTATGTGAAGTTTTCCAGAGTTTGGCAATCAGTCAAAAAGAAACGGCAGTTGATTCTGTTGCCAAGCTCAACTACCAAAGCTCCGCCCTGAGATTCGAACCTCAAGGACTTGGGTGGAGTTTACCCGCACCGCTTACGCGGCGAGAGCCATCTCCTCGACAGTGTTGTCGTTTGCATTTGTCATGCGTGGACTATCCCTTGTGGGCGGCGTGCCTAACCGAACACCTAGTTGAGTCTTTCACTGCCTGTCGATCCTGTTTCGCCCCCATCAGAAACACAATGGCCGGAAGTCTCTTCATACCGACTTTCACCACCGCCGTTTGCAACCGACGATGAGACCTTCATTGTGTTTCTGGTGGAGGCGCCGGGTACCGCCCCCGGGTCCAGATCAGCTAGTTCACTCAATTTCAAACAGCGTTGTACTCTTATATAGCGGGGCCACCAGTGGTGTCAAGCCAAAAGGCTTCAAAATCACAAAAGAATGATGCCAGCGCGTGGGCGCTGGCATCACTGTTTGAGCAACTAGCTGGAATGGATCACCACGGGGTGGAAGTTGTTGACGCTGCCACCAAACGGCTACCACGGGAGTGTGTTCCTGTTGAACCCTACAACAGGTTGCCCTCTCGAGCACATGTCAACTGTAATTTATATCGTAGGCTTGTCAAGCGCACCATCCGCGCACTCCGTGTACATCTTAACCGTGGGAAGTTCACTCAACAACAGTGCCATGGCAAGGTGCCGTCGCTCTCGAAAGAAGAAGATCCACTGCGTGTTGGTGCACATGTAACCAAAGGCATCCTTGCCCAGATAGCGAAACATCACGCGGATTTGCTCAGCATAACCCTGTGCTCTTTCCGCATCACTGTCACTGATAAACACTTGCCATGCAAGAGCTTTTCTTGGCTCATAGTAGATTAGTAGTTCATCTCTAGGTCGCACGGAGTTGTCCAGTTCAGTGGTATAAAGCGCTGGGTCCTTTGGTTGTGCGCGTGAGCAGCCATGGTGCGCTTTGAGAGAATTGAAGCATCAGCTGGCTCACACCATGGTGTGACAATCCTGTGGATCTTGCCGTTCATGCATGGGCATCATGCACGAATTTTTATTGGTCCTTGTGGATTTTGTTGATGCAATCTTCGGAAACTTTGGGAGCCCGCCACAGGGGCTTGGGTGGTGGGGAGATCACAATGACTTCGCGCCAGTGCGGGTGCTCCTGCGATGCCTTGCGGCGCTCCGCGCGTGCGCGGCGCTCAGCTTTGCTGAAGTATCCAAAAATGGTCATCCTTAGGGCCCCACCATCACTGTATCCGATCCGGTCATCACTTTGCTCCCGCATGCGACGGGATCGTTGATGCGCCCCTGCTGCTGCCCATTTGTGAACACGGTGGGTGATCCTGAAGCGAGGTTGCTGGCGTGGCAGTCTGGAAAGCAACAGTGCACGTTCCATGCATCGCCCTGCCTGTGTGCGCCGCGCCCGTTGTAGAACGTGTTGGTGCTTGCTTGTATGTTGGCACGCGGAGGATAGCAAGGCGCATGTCCAGTGCATTGGTCGTTCAGTCGTGCGGCTCCTGGCATTACAGTATTCCTCCCATGATTGATTTGGCGCCCTGCGTGAGCAGGCCACCGATGATGCTCTTCAAGCAGGGATCATTAGGCATGAACTGCATGAGCTGGGCCAGCCCCATTTTCATCATGTTCATGATGCTGCTGGCCAGCTTGGTGATCTCGGCCTGGATCTTGCTCATGATCTGGTTCACCATGCCCATCACGCTGCTCATGGCCTGCTGAATCAGTGCCATGGGGTTGCCAATGGCCCCCAGCAGGCCCATGAGGGCCTTGCTCATCTGGTCCATCATCTTCTGGCCCGCTGCAAACAAGCTGCCAAACATGTCACCAAACTGCAGGCAGGGATTGCCCCCGCCGGTGCTGCCAGCAGAGGTGGGCAGGCCCAAGTTGGAGAGATCGAATGGCGCAGCTTGTGAAGTGTTGCCACTGGCTGTGGTGCTAGCCTGGCTCACCGCCACTGTGTTGCCAATGTTGGTTTGTGCCATGCTGGTGAAGCTGGTGAAGTTGCTCACCAGCCGGTCCGTGTGGTCCCGGTAGGTGCTCAGGGTGCTGTCAACTTGGTTGAGGTTGTTCACCAACTGCGGATACTGATCGCGCCACTCATCCAACGTTTTGGTTTGATCGGAGGTGGGCACATAGGGCGTGCCAGTGGGGTCACCAGTGACGCCAGTGTTGGTGCCACCCGTGGGAGTGCCACGGGTAACGATGCCGTCATACTGTTCCTGCAGCTGGGTACGGATGTCATCGAGCAGGCTGCTGTTGGCATCCACCTCACACGCGCGAGGGTTGAACAACACTCCGCTGTAGAGGTTGTGTGTGGGATAGTTCTGCACAATGGTGCGATAGCTGTCCAGCAGGGCGTCATCATCCGGGCGGTTGTTCATGAGCTGATACAGTGCCAGCGCACGGTCATCAATGTTGGGATTGTAGGTGTTGCTGGCAAACGCCTGTTGGTTAGTGCTCATGTGAGTGCTCCAGCAGGGGTGGTTGCTGGATGATGGGGTTGCCCCGATCATCCTCGGGTGTGTTGAAGAAGATGAATCCACCCCGTTCCACCCCGCTGTGCACGATCACATGCTCATCACTGGTGAGACGCATGGTGCCCCTGCTGTGAAGGTGAAAGTCTCCGGGAATCACAATGGTGCGGCTGCGCAGATCCAGTTGAATGCCCTGCTCCAGCGTCACCACGGGGGTCATGCTGGGCGCAGTGAAGGCCAACCAAGCCCACTGCATTCGTTGACCCAGGGTGCGCCACCAGGGCGCGTGATCTTGCACAGCCAGTTGTTCCATTACAGTCTACCTCTGCTGGCGCCTGCCACCTCCACAGTGGCCGCGCGGGGTCCTTCATAATCGTTCACCGCAATCACATACTGCTCAGCAGCATCCTTGCGGCTTTCGCCCACGTACACCAGGCGTTCCCGGGGCAGTTCCACACGGGCATCGTCGGGCAATCCCAGCATCCACGGAGCAAATGCCACCTGACCCTGGTTGTCATCATCGCCGGCCATCATCACCATGCTGAGCGGGCGCTTGAACACCAAGCTGTGCTCCTTTTGCTCCACCACGCGGGCGATGATCTCTTCCCCCGTAACGAGCTTGACGCTCACAATGCGGTTGGTGTAGTCGATGGTTTTTGCTGTTAGCATAGGGCTCTCCAAACTATTTACAGTGATATTTATGTGCGTACTTTTGACAGTCAGTCATGGATGGAGCGGGCGTCAGCCCGCTCCACAGGGTTTAGAAGTCTTCTGCGTCGAAGGCCACTTCGCCAGTCATACCGGTCTGGTATGCACTCACAGTGCGCTCGAAGAAGTTGGTGTTCTCCGGCACATCCTGCAGTTCCATGAACTTGAAGGGGTTCCGGCTGCCGTAGGTCTTCTTGAAGCCCAAGCGAGCCAAACGCTGGTCCGCACAGTATTCCAAGTATTCCTTCATGTCCTGCTTGGTGAAGCCGGCCACGCCCAGTTCCAGCACGTCATCGGCGAACTGTAGCTCACAGTCAATGGCTTCAGCCAACATCTCGTTGACCTTGCTCTCCATCTGGTCATCCCAGAGCTGGGGATACTCGTGGCGCACGATGTCAATGACCTTGAAGGCCACATCCATGTGGAAGCTTTCATCACGGAACACCCAGTTGGTGCCCGATGCCAGCCCATGCAGGTAGCCCTTGCTACGCAGGTAGTACACGTAGGCGAACGCTGCGAAGAAGAACATTCCCTCCACTGCCGCTGCAAACGCGATGAGGTTCATTAGGAAGATGCGCTTCTTCTCATCCGTGTCGCACCAGTCAATGCTGTCCATCTGATCCATCCACTTGAAGCAGAAGTCAGCCTTGCGCTTGACCGATGGCACGTTCTCCACTGCCTTGAACATGGCAGCACGCTCGGCCATGTCTGGCACATACTCATCCAGCAGGGTGAGGTAGAACTCGATGTGAACAGTCTCCTCGAAGATCTGCCGGCCCATGTACATGCGGTATTCCGGGCTGTTCACGTGCTTGTACAGGCTCAAGCAGGCGTTGTTGGCAACGATGTTGTCGCCGGTGGCAAAGAATGCCACAATGCGGCTCACCACGTGGCGCTCAGCGGGGGTGAGCTTGTCCCTGAGGTGCTCGATATCCGTGTTGAAGCTGATCTCCTGCACGGTCCAGTTGTTCTTCTGCGCGTTCCGGAAGTCATCGAAGAACACTGGGTACTTCATGGGGCGCAAGTTGAGGTCAAAACCTGGATCCAAAATTCCTGCCATCTTTTCCTTTTTCCTATCCATACTTGACAACAAGGCGCCGTTGCACTTCCCTGTTGTATTGTTCAACGGTCATCGTGCCAACCAGAGTGCTGTTACTTAGTAACACAGGCCACTGGCTGGCATCTAGTTTAATCACACTGTAGGCAACTTTTGCCTCATAGTGCACAGCGGTGCGCCCCTCTCGAACATCCATCCGCGGGGGCAACAGCAGGATGAGGTCGCCCTGCTGGATCTCAAAAGCAAAGTCCCCGCTGAGACCTCCGCCGAGAAAAGTGTCAGCGCCCCTCCACTCTCGTACTTCACGAGAGGGAGAGGGCACTGTGGGGGCAGAAGCAGCTTGCATGGCGTCTGCAATCTGTTCCGCCACTTCAGCACTGGTGCGACCGCCCCGGCTGTGGAGCTTCACCAGTGCTTCGCGAATCCACAGGGGTTGATCTGGGAGTGAATTCAGATCCTCCACCGTGTACGCGCTGAGATTGTCTAGGATTGCCTGTAGCGCAGGCTTCTTTTTCATACGTTGGAAAAAGACATCCTGGTTATGGATAACGCTCCGCGCCATTGACAGTTGCCCCAAAAATGTTAGAATGCCAAATGACTTCCTGGGGCGGCACTGCCGCCCCAGGTGGCTGCCTCAGGTGCAGCTCTCACACACGTCCGGGTTTTCGGGAGCCTGGCTCTGTGCGGGAGCCCGTGCTGCCACTGTGTCAATGCTCACTGTGCTCTTGGCAATCTTTGTGGCGCCACGTGACCGCAGATAGTAGGTGGTCTTGATGCCCTTTTTCCAAGCATACATGTACATGCTGGAAAGCTTTTCCACCGTGGGCGTCTCCATGAACAAGTTGAGGCTCTGGCTCTGATCAATGAACAAGCCCCGTGCCGCAGCATGGTCGATGAGCCACTTCTGCTTGATTTCCCACACAGTCTTGTACAGCGCGCGGATCTCTTCCGGAATGTACTGCACATGCTGAATGCTGCCTTCACCAATCTTGATCTGATTGATGATGTCTGGTCCCCACAGATCCAACTTCTTCAGATCCTCAACCAGATAGCGGTTGATGCGGATGAACTCACCGCTGAGCGTTTCCGTCTTGAACAAGTTGCTGACCTGAGGCTCGATGCACTCATAGGAGCCAGTGATGGCTGCGATGGTGACGGTGGGCGCAATGGCGATGGTGAGGCTGTTGCGCAGGCCGTGCTTGGTGATGTCTTCCTTCAGTGCGGCCCACCGAGCAGGATCACTCACTGCATCGGGCTGACCAGCCAGATCAAACTGCAGGATGCCCGCAGCCGCGTGGGTGTGCTCAAAGTCCTGGTGAGGACCGTGCGTCTTGGCCAGTTCCATGCTGGTCTTGAGCGCGGTGTAATAGATTTCCTCCTGCAGCTCAGCTGACACCCGCACGGCTTCCTCGCTGTCAAAAGGCACGCGCAGCTGGAACAAAAGATCCTGCAAGCCCATCACACCCAGTCCCACAGGGCGCCAGCGCATGTTGCTGGCATAGGCCTCGTGGGTGGGGTAGAAGTTTCTGTCAATCACCTTGTCCAGATACTTCATAGCAATGGCCACGTTCTTGCGCAGCTTGGCCTTGTCCAGCTTGCCATCCTTCACATAGCGACCCGCCATGATGCTGCCCAAGTTGCACACGGCAGTTTCACCGCCGGAGATGGCATCGAACGCACCAGTGTCCCTGTTGTATCCAATCACGTTAATGTTGTTGTTCGCGATGTGATCCTTGAACGCCTGTGGGGTCTTGAACTCCGTGGGATCCACCGAGATGGCCTTGCCGCTGTGGGTGGGTTCCAGGATCTCCGTGCAAAGGTTGCTGCTGTGGATCACGCTGCCGTTCACCGCAGTGTTGCCCCGCAAGTTGCAGGTGTCCTTCCAGCACATCCAGCCGTTGCCTGTCTCTGCCAGGCTCTTCATCATGCGGCTCCAAATGCTCTGCGCCCGCACCTGCTTGTGAAACTTGCCAGCAGCCTCCAGTTCCAGATAGCGAGCTTCAAACTCGGGACCAAACAGGTCCATCAAGTCGGGTGCCACGCTGCTGTCGATGAGGCTCCACATGGCATCATCCTTGACCCGCTGCATGAACAGATCGGGAATCCAGTTTGCCAGGTTGAGGTTGTACGCACGCTTTTCCTTTTCACCAGTCTGATCGCGAAGCTCCAGAAACTCCATGATGTCTGGGTGGTGCGTGTCCAAATACACAGCGGCGGCGCCCTTGCGCTTGCCACCCTGGTTCACCGCGGCCACGTTGGCGCTGAGTGAATGCAAGAAGGGCACCACGCCATTGCTCTTGCCGTTGGTGCCCTTGATCAGGCTGCCGTTGCCGCGAACCCTGCTGTAGGAGAGGCCAATGCCGCCGGCCCACTTGCTGAGTTTGGCAATGTCTGCGCGACGCTTTTCAATGTCCACCAGATTGTCCATGGGGCTATCCAAGAGATAGCAGGAACTCATCTGTGGGTGGCGTGTGCCGCTGTTGAACAGCGTGGGGGTGCTGCTCATGTATTCCAGCGAGGAGATCAAGTTGTAGAACTCAATCGCTTCCCGCACGTCGCTGGAGAGACCGCAGGCCACACGGAGCATGAAGTACTGGGGCGTCTCAATAACTGAGCGCACAGTGGGATGGCGCAGCAGGTATCTGTCGTACACCACCTTGAGCCCATAGTAGTCAAAGAGATTGGAGTTCTGCGGCTTGATGGCTGCGTTGAGCTTGCGCCGGTTCTCCATGACGAACTCGTAAGTTTCGTCGCCGATGAGGCCGTTGTCGTAGCCAGTTTGAATGCTCTGGGAGAAGCTGTGAATTTCCTGGTTCACCACCTCCTTCACCACAGCATTGTCCAGCAGCCGGCTGGCCACCTTGCTGTAGATGGGGTCCTCGCTGATGAAGCCCACGGCAGTTTGAATGCTGAGATCATCCAGCTCTCGGCTGCTGACCCCATCATAAAGACCACCCACCGTGCGTGTGGCAATCTTCATGAAATCCGCACCCTGCAAGCCCGAGCACACCTTGCTCACACTCTGGGTGATCTTTTCCAAGTTTACTGGCTCCAGTGAGCCA